GTTGAAACTCCCAAATTCTCAAACATCACTCTAAAGCGATATCTAAGTTTTGGCATTAACAGACCTTGGGTGCTTGCTGATTGATCGCTTGCAAGCGGTACTGTCATTTTGTTTAATGATGAACTTGGCATTATATGTATCTCCTAGTTTTATTTATCTTAGACTTGAGGTCAAAAAATAGGGTCCTTGGACCCTATTTTTATAGTCCTGCGGCTATGTCTCCAGTGTTCTTGATACGCAGAGGAATGTAGATGAACTCCACAGCCTTGACTGGTTCAATAGCAATATCAACCCACAATTCATTGCGGTCAATACGAGCTGGTGTGTTATTGCTCAAGTCGCAAACAACCAAGTAGTCATAGATAGCACGTTTGGCAATCAAATCAACCATCAAGCTGTTGCAAGTGTTGGTGATTTCGTTACGTGTGATCTGATCGTTAGGTTCAAACAGATACAACTTACCAATTTCTTCCAGGCGTCCACGCAAGAATGCAACCAGTCGTGCAACGTTGATACGATCCAGTGCTGTGGTGGTTGTGGTAGATGTTTTGTTACCAAAGTTGGTAATGCCCACACCTGGGATGAATGTAATTGGGTTAACATTCAAACTATACAGCACATCACGCAGGCCTTGGTTCACACCAAGTGGCACAAACTCGCCAGTAGCACCGTTAATATAGCCAAGTTGTGTGGCATTGTCTACCACACCGCGGCGTGTGCCAGCTGGTGCCAACCATGGATAGCTCACTTCGTCACTGCGGATGATTGTTCTAACCATCATGTGACTTGGTGCTGTTACCACAGTGTTACCACTCAAGTCAACAGTTGTGCAGCTTGGGTAGAATGTGGCAGCATAGTTGCTGGTAGCTGATTGGCCATCACCGGCCACAGTGCCTAAACCGTTGTTGTTGGTAGCCCAAGTAGTAATGTCAGTGCCTGTACCAGGCAACCGCATTGGAGTATCACCAACTACAAACAATGTGTTGTTGCGTTCATTGCTGAGTGCAATCATGTTAGGAATCAACTCTGGATATGCAGGAGTTGCAATCAGTGTGTACTGTGCAGTATCTTCTCTTGCACCCAAGCTGGTGTCTAGTCCAGACTTCATTGCAGCCACAACCATTTGACGTTGTGCCAAGCGACCTGCATACATGCTGCCATCTTGCTTGTTACCCGACGCTGTGAGCCAGGTGCTGGTCACAGTAGGCAAAGTGTCATCAGGGAATGTGGTAGAGTTAAAGTAATCACTTTGATAACTCTTGACATTGTAACCTGAACGGCGTGTGTTAAACAATAACATACCTTGTGGATACAGTGCAGGATCCGGTGCGTCCAAGTCTAAGTAGTTGCTGGTTAGCAAACTCACAATAGTTGGGATTGGATCACTCACAGGATTAGTTGTGCCATTTGGTGCCCAACGTGCGTCAGCAAATAAGATACCATTCTGTGTGACTTGGTCTGTAGTATCAACAGATACCCATTGATCTACTGTGTTTACTGCTTCCCAACGATATAACTTAGGATAGTTTTCTAAGTCGCTAGTATCTACCCATAAGTCACCATATTGTAATGGGCTTGCTGATGCATTAGTTTGTGTAGTAGGTGCTGTGGCAGCGCAGATTGGTCCAGCTGCATTACACAAGGTCAAATCGTAACCACGAACATCATTAGTGACGTTCTGATAACCAGACCAAGCACCGTTGTTTTGGATCATGATATCAACTTGAGTTGCTGTAGAATAATACCACAATCTACCATCAGCAGGATCTTGATAAGGTGCTGTGGCACTAGCAGTGTAGTTAAATTCCGGCACACCGGCAAAATTGCTCAAGAACAGAATTTGATCATTTGTTACACTTTGACGGCACAATGGCGTGGCAGTGGTAAATCCAGCAGTAACCGAAGGAGTGCCAGAAAGATCTTGCAATCCAATTGTTCCACCTTGGCTGTGAGTAAACACAATATTGCCTGCGCTGTTTACACTTGCTGACACATAAGACACATCCGCTGCGCTAACATCAGCAATGAAACTAGCAATGCTGGTACCAGTCAATGTCACTGTGGCATAGTCGCCTGTGTTTGATCCAGCCACTGATCCATAAAGAATGAATGAATTTCCAGCTGTAAACAAAGGATCACCACCTGCACCAGGAGTGCTTGTTCCTGTCACAATAGTTTGACCAAAAACCACTTGTTCATAAATTTCAAATCCCATTGAGTTTAATGGAGTTGTTTCATTGAAGTTTGCATTGTATTGGCACCATGTGGTTCCAACAGGAATATTTTTGCCACCACCAGTGGGATCAAATGCGGTTAATGCATAGTTTGTATTTTGATATGATGGAACTGATTGTGCTACCCACTCACCCAATGCTGAACTGTATTGTTTTAGAACTAAATTTAAACCGTTGTTTGCAGGGCTTAGATTGTTCCATACAGATCCAGTTGGTCTTGGTGCAGTATCTGTAAGTCTCCAACGTGGAGCTTGATAACTGTATCCTGGAAAGTATATAGGAGCCAAATATTCAGTATTTTCAATACCAAGAGCAGCAATCAATGCAGCACCACTGGCATTTGGAATAATACTAACAATACCACCACTGGCAGTGCTGCCGTCATTAGTTGCTAGATCATTAGCATAAATGGTGAACTTGCCACCTACGTTTGCTGCTGTAACACCTGCAATGACTGTGCCAGAATTAATTGCAGACACAAATCCATCCAAAGTGTTGGCAGGAGCGGCAGGAACAGCTTTTGAGATACCATTGATAAAAATACTTTGTCCTGCTGTGAGTGTGGGATTGGTCACATTACCTTGAATTGTGGGCCATGACACTTGCCATTCGGCGCTGCCAACTGCTACCCAAACGTTGGCAGAATTTTTATACCAACCAACATTGTGTGCATCGTCACCAGCGTCAGCGTATGCAACAACTGCATAGTCACCAATACTACCCACAGTGTTTACTGGAGTATATATTGGAAGACCAGTTATACCACTAGTGCTTTGCACGACATCAGCTGAATCTGTAATTACCAATGGAGTTGCTACTGTAAATGCACCAGTGCTTTGATTCCAAACTTGGATTCCCCATACAGAAGTTGAAGTATCCAACCACCAGGCGCCATCTACTGGTGTGCCGGTAGGACGAGTTAAACTGGCTGTAAGTTCAGTTAAATCAATATCAACACGCTGAACATAAGCACGATTTGAAATGCCCAATGAACTGTAAGCAGCCAACAAGCCATATTCGTTAAGTTCGTAACCATTGATAGGTGTACCAGTAGTTGTGTTATAGAAGAATGGCACACCAAATGTGGCTGTTAAATCACGCTGACTGGTGATTAAATATGTTTTGTTAGCGTTTGCCGCTGTGGTACCAGCTGCTACTCCAACTCCAGCACCAGAGACCTTGTTCTGTGCTGTTGCAATCACAAAGTATGGTACTGTGTTGACTGCTGATGGAATATATTGACTTTCGTCAATTACTGTTACTTGTACGCCGGGTGATGTGAGAGCCATGGTTGAATCCTTTTCAAGTTCTAATATTTATTGAGACCTTGAAAAAAACAGCCGTTTTGAATACCTTTGCCAAAGGTCCATGCCGCTAAATACCGTATGAGACCCATTTGTCAAGCCTGTCACCAGCGCCCTTGTGCTGTGAACTACATTCGTGAGGACATCACACACTATCGATCACGGTGTGAGAACTGTGCTAGAAAGGGTCGTGGGCTCAAGCCTAGAGAGCCACGCTGGAAGTCAGCAGGCTATAAGAAAAAAATGAGTTGCGATCGCTGTGGGTTCAAAGCCAAGTATGCTGGACAGATCTTTGTGTATCACACAGACGGAAACTTGAACAATGTTACACTTAAAAATCTCAAGTCAGTTTGCAGAAACTGTGAAGTAGAACTGGCTAAGAGTGATCTTCCTTGGCGGCAGGGAGATCTTGAACCAGATTTTTAACCTGTTGATAGAGTTCATCCAGTGTACCGTTATTGTCTAGCACAGCATCAAAATCAGTTCCTACCCAGGCAGTTTCTGACGCATGAATGCCTAGCTTTTCCAGTTTACGGTGACTTAGTGCCCAGGTTGAATTGCCATTGGCGCCACGATTAACACTCACCGCCGCATTATACCAAGTGGGTTCGGGACCACGCACCACACGAATCACACGCCCCCCGGCATTCTTGATAGCTAGAATTTCATTGGGGAAACGACAGTCTGAGATCACAACATCATCTTGGCTATGGCGCAGTTTGTTTTCTAAGCTGGCAATCCAAATGTCATCGTGGAATCCTGCTCTGCACACTTCTGTGCCCCAGTATTGCAAGATCCAACGCGGTGTTAGTGTGGGCATGTTCAGTCGTTCTGCCCACCATGGATCCACACGCTCGCGCCATTCACGGGCTTGTTTTGTGCGCCCTTCCAGCATGGTTCTATCCCATCCAAACACTTGAGCCACAGCATCTTTTAAGGTGCTTGCAAAACTTTCTCTGCGAAAGTGGTGCAAATTTACCAGGTAGTCAGCAATGGTGTCCTTGCCAGATCCAATGAATCCACAGATGCCAATGATCATTTTAACTCCCGAACGTTGAGATATTTAAGTGTATTTTGTAGCATGCCAATTTGTCTACGGCAATCCTCTAACGCATGGTGTGTAGTAGGAGGCATGGGTTGTTCGGGCCATAAACTAAACACTGTGCGGCTATCCCGTACCATGTAGTACTGCCAGGGCAAGGGTTTATTGTAGCTTTTGTAGGCATGCTCCAGGATGTTCATGTCGTAGGTTGGACCTTGTGCCCAGATTCGCTTGGCATGCCAAATTAGTTTGCCCAAGCCATCCAGTGCTTGATCTAAAGGAATGCGGTTTTCTTCAGCAAATGCTTCGTCACGCACCACAGCAGGTTGTGTGGCCCACCACTCTATGGTGCCTTGCTGTATGCTACGAGTTTCTTGGCTTTCCAAGGTAACTCTGGCATAGTATGATTGCTCGTAGTGGCCTGCGCTAAACGGATCAAACGCCTGGGCAGCGATAGTAAGAATAGTGGTGTCAGGGCCGGTTCCCAAGCCCTCAAGATCAATCATCAGGTCCATGTGATGATTATAACAGATTTGTGACTGTGTGTCTACATGTATTCTGCAAGAAACCCGTGATATTTTTCCACATACGGATCACGATCAAGTATAGGGAAAAGATCAGTTAGATCAGTAAATCCCAGTTTGTATTTTTGGTTTATGGCTTCTAACTTGTCTCGTTGTTTGAGCGCTAAACTTTCTACGTGTCGAGTATTGTGTTCTACCCCTTTTCTTATTCGATCCTGGTCTGGTATTCCAGACTCCGTCCAAGATTTTGTGCATCTCACAATAGAGTCTATCCTATCATTCATTGGTAGCAAATTATCATACTGCTCACTCAGCGCCCAACGGAATCCATCATAGCCTTCATTTTCTAAATGAGTTAACAAGCCTGGATCAGCGGCCAGGATCCACGGTTGACTGTTGAATGCAGTGACATAAAATTTTTCTGTAGGATAATGTCTAAATCCCAAAGACACTTCGCCCGAATCTCTAAAACTTGTTTCAGATACCACTCGAAACAAAGTGTTTGCAAACAGCTCAGGGTTATAAGGAAATCCCTGATAGTGTGCTCGCATGGTTGGAGTATTTCTAATTACCAGTTCGATGTTGTCAGGATTGTGCAAATGCTGATCAATCCAAATTCTCAATTGTTCTCGCGACAGCTCTGGAAAGTCTGCACAGGTGTGATCAAAATCAGTGTCATGACAAAACAAACTCCAGACCATTTGATCTTCTAGTCCGGCATCGCATAACTTCCATAACAATCTTGCTCTATTGCGTCTGTAGGGTTTGCCAGTGAGAAACAAAAATTTGTCAGCTTGATTGTTCCAGTGCTGATTTTGTCCACTAATTTTATTAATCTTAATAAGATTCCATGTTTTCCACAAACACCAATCTACTTTGACAAGTTCTAGAAACGGAACCGTGGCAAAATCGCCATAGCTGTGATGCATCAATCCAATTGTGTCTATTCCTGCCAGCTTTAATTGAGTCACTAGATAGTGCATCTTATACTCAACTTCTGGAGTGACCTGATGTGGTTCCCAGAACAACATGGCAATCATCAATTTGGCATCATGTCCTCGGCAGGCACGTATGGTTCTGTCTACGCAAATTTCTAAATCAAAGTCTGGAGAAAATACCCAATCTACGTCACGATGATAAAAATTCATCAACCAATTACCCAGGTCAAGGGCTGACTGGCGTCTACATACATTTTGAGTTGTTCGATCAGGCCGTCCATTTGGGTTTGAGCTTCAGCTTTCATGGCAGTGCCATTTAGGGTGCCGCCGCCCTGTGGGCCAGCAATAGTGCCAAACTTTTCACGGGCTTCGCCAATGATCATTTTGCAGTTGGCAACCATGTAGTCACGGATCCATTGTGATATTTGGTAGTCGCTCAGCAAGTTAATTTCAGGTTTTAAATTGTAAGTCCAAATCAACACAGCCTCACCAGTGTTCTTTGGATCACGGATCAACTGCAACTTCTTTGTGACAGGGTTGAATGTGTAGTTGAAATAGGCACCAAACATTCTGCCTGCTAGTTCAACATACTGGCTGTAAAAGTCGTAGGTGGCAAGACCGCCGGCCACGTTGAAGTTCATCAAATAAACATTCAATGAAGCTTGTGCAAACGGATCAAAGTTAGACGCAAACGGTCCAGTTGAGTCACCAAATGTTCTGCGAAAACACTGACGCACACTCACCACTTCTTGGGGCAGTGTGTAGATGTTTTCATCCTTGACCA